GTAACCAAGCTGATGGTTCAGGTAGTTTTGGACGTAAGGCACAGCGTAAAGTTGTTGTACAAGCGTTACAAGCAGTAGTTAATTCAAATGATGATATTAGAGATGATGAATCAAGATTGTTTAACTTAATGGCAACACCAGGTTATCCAGAACTAATTGGAGAGATGATTAGCTTAAACAATGATAGAGGCTTAACAGCATTTATTTTAGGTGACTCACCATTCCGTTTAACACCAGATGCAACATCATTAAATGATTGGGCAACAAATGTTAATACAGCAGTTGAAGATAACGACAATGGATTAGTTAGTAGAGATGAATACTTAGGTGTATTTTATCCAGCAGGATTTACAAGTGATAACTTTGGTAACAATGTTATAGTTCCAGCTTCGCACATGATGCTAAGAACTATTGCACTAAGTGATCAAGTATCGTTTCCATGGTTTGCACCTGCAGGAACAAGACGAGGCGGCATTTCAAATGCTACAGCAGTAGGATTTATTGATGCAGCAACAGGCGAGTTCCAAACAGTTGCACTTAACGAAGGACAAAGAGATACATTGTATGATCTAAAAGTTAATCCAATTACATTCTTTAATGGTGTAGGATTAGTAAACTACGGACAAAAAACTAGAGCAAGAAACGCTTCTGCACTAGATAGAATAAACGTAGCACGTTTAGTTGTATACATGCGTAGTCAACTTAACAAATTGGCTCGTCCGTATATCTTTGAACCAAATGACAAGATTACTAGAGATGAAGTAAAACAGGCAGTTGAAAGTCTACTTCTTGAACTAGTTGGTCTTAGAGCAATTTACGATTTCGCAGTAGTATGTGATGAAACAAACAATACTCCGGCTAGAGTCGACCGCAACGAACTATATGTTGATATTGCGATTGAACCAGTCAAGGCTATTGAGTTTATATACATTCCGTTGCGTGTCAAGAACACAGGGGAGATATAAGACATGCCTATTACATCATTAAATAACTTTTCAGTACCAACAGACGCAGGCAACCAAGTGCTCTTGATGCCTAAACTAAAGTATCGCTTTAGGGTGACACTTTTAGGATTTGGAGTAAGTTCTGCAACTGAATTAACAAAACAAGTAGTTGACGTTACAAGACCAAAAGTTGGTTTTGAAGAAATGACGCTAGACGTTTACAACTCAAAAGTATTCTTAGCAGGTAAGTATACATTTGAGACTATCACGCTTAATTTGCGTGATGACGCTAGTGGCGAAGTTCAAAAACTTGTTGGTCAACAGGTTCAGAAGCAGTTCGATTTTGTTGAACAAGCATCTGCTAGATCAGGTATTGATTACAAATTTACTACTAAGATTGAAGTATTAGACGGTGGCAATGGAAACAATGCTTCCGGAGTTAACGTGTTAGAAACAGCAAATATGTATGGTTGTTTCTTAACGTCCGCTGATTATGGCGATGCAAACTACGGTACTAACGAAGACATGCGTGTAGCATTAACTATACGTTTTGACAACATGGTACAATGGGGTGCAGGCGAACAAGGCGTTGGCGTTGGAATTGGTGCAGCAGTGGAAAGAACGCTTGGCGCATCTACTACTGGTTCTGGTACAGCACAAGGCTAATACTAATTTTAGTATTGATATTAGAAAGCTCGGGCTTAAAACCCCGGGCTTTTTTTATGGCTAAATACTAGTATGGCAAATAAGTTTACTAGATTTCTGACAGACGTATTCACAGGTATTACAAATCCTAAAGGTAGAGTAGCGAACTATACACATGCTACTAGATTGTTTATTGATGATAATATGCGTCTTGCACCAAAGACGAAATTTAATTATTATTTAAAAATTGAATTAGATCCATCTGCACACAAGGCTGCTAATTTTACAGCAAAGCATGCTGACGAAACAGGATTACTAGTAAAGACTGCTGACTTACCAAAGTTTAATTTTGACACAGAAACTTTTAATCAGTATAATCGAAAAAGAATTGTTTACAAAAATATTAATTATGAAGATGTAAGTTTTACATTCCACGATGATAACCAAGGTGTTATAAATGCATTATGGGCAATTTACTATGGTTATTATGTTAAAGATAGAAACTTACCTAGTTCAGCGTATAGTGATAAAACAGATCCTTATAGAGCAACAGGTACAGAATTTGATAAGTTTAGATATGGATTAGATAACGATGTTAGTAGTCCACTATTTAAAAGTGTAACTTTGTATACAATGGGCAGACGAAGATTTATAGGATATACACTTGTCAATCCTAAAATTAAAACTTGGCAACACGGCAATAGAGATTATGCAGCAACATCTGAGCCTGCTGAAAGCACAATGACTTTACAGTATGAAGCAGTTGTTTACTCTGCAGGAACAGTTAGCGAAGGCGAACCTAAAGGGTTTGCTACATTACATTATGATAATACACCTGGACCTTTAACTGTCGGAGGCGGCGGCACAGGAAATTTATTAGGAGCAGGTGGAGTACTAGATGGATTAGAATCTGTGTTTGGTGCAGTTGGAGATGGTACAGCATTTAGTTCTGGAGGAAATTTTTTAAGCACTGCAATTAAAGCAGTAAATACTTATAAGGGTGCTAAAGGATTAAGCAAAGCAGGATTATTATCAGAAGCAACAAATATACTTACTAGCCCAGTTGGTACACAAGCAGTTGCAAATACAATAAGCGGAATTGCAGGCTCAGTGTTTAATAAAAATGATCCTAGCAACTCAACTACTAAAGGCACACCGAAAAAATTAGGTGGATCCGGCACAGGAAGACAGGACATCGGACAATAATATGGCTACAACAAATTTACCAGCAAAAAAACTTACTGACAGTGCTGCAAAAACAAAATTGTTTTTTGACACATACGGTACTGCACCGTTAGAATTTAACGCAACTGAAGTTGATGCGACTATAGGTTTTTTTGAAAGCAGAGGATTTTCAAAAGAAGCAGCATCAAGTATTTCAATGAGTGTTCTAAAACAAGCAAAACTTGAAAATACACCAATTTTTTCTATACTAGATGATTTGAAAAAATTAGAAGGATTAGAAATAAGTGGTTTAGTATCTGAAATACTTAACAACAACCGACCGCCTACATCTACGCTAGGCTATAGAAACCCATCTCAAGATATATCAAAACAACGTAACGTGGTACCATAATGCCTAAGTTTGCACAAGGAAGATTCGAAATGAAGAATCCTGCAAAATATGTAGGTACAAAAAAACCCCTTGCTAGAAGTAGTTGGGAGTTTGTTTTTATGAGAATGCTGGATGAACATCCAGGTGTAGAAACATGGGCAAGTGAAAGTATCAAGATACCATATAGAGATCCATTAACAGGAAAGTATTCAATATATGTTCCAGACTTTTTTGTTGTATATTTGCAAAAAGGTGGAAAGAAGAGAGCGGAAGTTATAGAAGTAAAACCTAAAAACCAAACTATGAGAGAACATGTTGGAAAAAGCAGATTCAATCAAGAACAGTATATTAAAAATATGGCAAAATGGGAAGCAGCAGGAGCATGGTGTAAACAAAAACGTGTTAGATTCCGTATTGTAAATGAAGAAGATATTTTTCACACTGGCAACAAGAGACGATAAGTAATAGTATGACAAAGAAATTAGAAGAACTGTTTAATATGGAAGATAAAAAAACTGCCCAAAAGCAAGCAGAAGAGTCAGTTCCTGTTGAAGTAACACCTCAACAAATTAAAAGCATTGAAGAAAGTTACAAAGAAGTAACTAAAATAACAGGCGATTTGCCTAAGATAAACGAACTAGATGCTTTAGAAGAAAAAGATTTAGATAGTCTTGCAGATAAAGCAGAAAAAGCATATGATGATCTAATGGATTTAGGCATGAACGTAGAAGTACGTTATAGTGGACGAATATTTGAAGTTGCTAGTAGTATGCTTAAAAATGCTATAGATGCTAAAACTGCAAAAGTAGATAAAAAACTAAAAGCAGTAGATTTACAGTTGAAAAAATTTAAATTGGACCAAGATTCACCCGAAGATTCTAATGATGTTCTCGATGGAAAGGGCTATGTAATGCTTGATCGCAATGAATTAATTAAGAAATTAAGCGAAAAGGAATAAATACTTACATGAAGACGTACACACAATATCTATCAGAAGCCAAAAAAACCTATAGTTTTAAGGTAAAAGTTGCAGGTGATTTACCAGAAAGTTTTGCAGACGATTTAAAAGCAAGACTTGATAATCGCGGTATTATGCAATTTGAACAAATGAAAACTACTCCGGTTACAGAAGTACCACATGATTTTCCAACGTTGAAAAACATGGAGGTACACACATTTGATGTAATGACTGAGTATCCAATTACTACTTCAGAAATTGAAAAAGAAATTTTTGAAATGGAATGTT